ATGGAAAAAACTAAAACACCCAAACAGATCATCCAATCGTATTTGGAAGAACGGGCGAAGAATGACCCTCTTTTCGCTAGTGTATATGCGAAACCTAATAAGAATATAGACGAATGTTTTGACTACATTGTCAGCGAAGCAAAGAAACGTGGTAATGCCGTATGTATGTCTGACGATGAGGTTTTCGGTCTTGCAGTACACTACTATGATGAAGATGACATTAAGGTTAGTAAGCAGACCAATTACAAAGCAGCCACCTCTCAGGCACCTAAAAGTGATGTAGGTGCTGCACCTCAAAAAGAAACCGGTTGTCCGGAAAAAATGAATAGCAGGCGTAAAGGAAAGAAAAACGAATCATCTTCTTTGCAATTCTCATTATTTGAAGGATTATGAAACCGAGAACGAAATTACAATTTAGGGTAGTTGGTTTGAGTAGCCAGCTACCCGATATAAAAAGTATGATGACTGAGTGGGCTAATAATGATTGTCTGAACCATATAGGATATGCTACCAAGTCCCGTGTCGTATGTATGGAATGTGGAGAACGTTTTTCTACAGAACTTGTAAATCGCAAGCGTGCCGTTTGTCCTCATTGCGGTGCATCCTTAAAAATAGAATGGTCGAGGAAACGTACTAATCAGCAATTTATAAGGATAGGAAAGGCAGATATATGTGAAGAGTTCCAGGTTATCCGATGCTTTGAACTATATGCTTATTATCGTGAAGGCAGAGAGCCTCATTATTTTATTCGGGAAGTGCTTCAACATTGGATTAAAGACGATGGAAAACGGGAAGTGATGGCTCTTGCAAGAAATACAGGCTGTAGTGGTTGGTGTGGAAATCTTGAAATTCGTAACAAGACTGTGGGATCGTATTATTATATCGAAGATAATGATGTTTGCTGTGATAAATACCATCCGGATTCTGTATTCAAACCGCAATACACAAGGATGGGAATAGATTACAGACTTCATGGACTGTCATTTCTTGATGCAATTAATGCCATTCCTGTTAATCCTAAACTCGAAACGCTTCTTAAAGCAAAGCGGTATGATTTATTGAGCCATTGGTACAGTCTTCGTTATAAAGTGAGCAGCTATTGGCCTTCTATAAAAATCTGTCTTCGGAACAAGTATAAGATAAAGGATGCTTCGATGTGGTTTGATTATTTGGACTTGCTGACACGTTATCATAAAGACTTGCATAACGCTTACTATGTTTGCCCTACGAATCTGAAAAGAGCTCATGATTTATATGTGGCAAAGAAAAAACGTGATGATGAAAAGGCACGCAAGGCACGTGATATGCAACGCTTACTTGAGCTTAAGAAGTATGCCGAAGACTACATTAAGGAGAAATCGAAATTCTTTGATTTGAAACTGTCGGATGGTAAGATAGTAGTGATACCGTTGAAAAGCCTTGAGGAATTTCAGCAGGAAGGAGAAATCATGCACCATTGTGTCTTCTCAAATGAATATTTCAAGAAGAAGGATTCTCTTATCCTTTCTGCCCGGATAGGCAAGAAGCATATTGAAACGGTTGAAGTTAATTTAAAAACGTTCAGTATAGTTCAGTCCCGTGGTGTCTGCAATAAAAACACAGAATACCATGATAGCATAGTAAAGCTGGTGAATAATAATATGAATTTGATACAGAAGTGCCTAAAGAAGGTTGCATAATTAGATAGTGTAATAATGCCAAGAATTAGAACTATAGTTCCGGAATTTTGGGAAGATGAAAGATTTTCGAATGTATCTCTTCCTGCTTGGCTGCTTTATATCGGCATGAAAAACTTTGCTGATGATAGCGGTGTCATTCTTGCGAATGAGGTTATCATTAAGTCGAAAGTTTTTCCTGCCCGCGAAGACATTCGTAAGCAGCAGGTTTCTGGGTGGCTGAAAGAGCTGATTGAGAACTCCGTCCTTGTACCTTTTACATACGAGAACAAAAGCTACTACGTGATGGACTTTTCCAGCGAACGCATCGACAAACCGCAAAAGTCAAAAATTCCGGAAGAAGTTATAGAAAAGGCTCTTCTTTCCGCCCAAACAGGAAATTCGGGAACATTCGAGAATATTCCCGAAGAATCGGGAACGGTAGAGAATATTCCTGCTGGAAAGGATAGGAAAGGAAAGGAGAGTAAAGGAGAGGATGGGAGTATTACGCGCACGCGCGAGGAACCCCCTCCCCCCGAGAGTGAGAATTTTAAAAAGTTCAAGGCTTGGATTGATGCAAACGCTCCTAATGTGGGTAAATTGAAGGAGCCGTTTACAGAAGCCCAGTTTGAACGGATAAAACAAGATTTCCCCATTGAGGTAATCGAGAATACCTTGCGCTCCATGCACAATTACCGTGAGCTGTTGAAGAAATACGTCAGCGCAAATTTGACATTCCGAAAATGGGCAAAAAAGGATATGGAAGATGGAAAATACAGAAAGGCAACTGGTGGCGGTACGGCAGCCGGAGGAAACTCGAATGTTAGCGACGATTACAAAAGAAACATTCTTGAGAGAATTCTCGGTTCCAGCGGTACAGGTGGCATGCAGGGCGGTTAATTCTTATCCGGCTGTATTTAGTGCCAATACACCAGCGTTGATTGAGATAGAGCAAGCATACGGTTATGATTGCCTTCAAGCATACTTGGAGGGATGGCTTGTTAATCTGCGTGAGTTTGTGAATGTAGGCAAGAAGATGACGGATGCCCAAACTTTTGAAACTGCTATGATAATCTTACAGGATTATAAGTTTCTGACTATAGCAGATATAAATTTGCTCTTTAAGCGCGCCAAAAGCGGCTATTACGGCAATTTATATGACCGATTGGACGGGCAGATAATACTTGGGTGGTTTCGCAGGTATTTTTCCGAACGCTGTGGTGCAGCCGAGGAGGAATCTATAAATGAAGCTTCCAGATATAAATCAGACCCTTATGATAGGACCTGTGAACGGTTATCGGAACGTGAGCATGAATTTAAGAAATGGAGAATGAAACACTTTACAGATGGAAGAAGATAAAAGATATAGGCTGTTAGCATTTTGGATTATGGCTACTGTGATTGTTTGTACGGGGGTTTTTTTTGGATTGTTTTGGGATTTTAATTATTTA